GGTTGCCATAAAGATTGATTAGCAGATACAATAGCTAATTTTTTAAGTGCTACTAAAGTGTTGTCATTAAACATCCAAGTACCATTAGCTCTATAATCTCTATCTACTGAATGTTTTAAATCCAATAATTCAGAGAAAGTAGTTGCAGTTACAGCAGCAGCAGCTTTACCTAGTCCAGAATCACCAGCTATACCATGTGGTTGTGAAGAACCAGAACCTACAGTATATCCAGTATTAGCAATTCTACCTAATCTAGTTGCTAGAATGTTAGAAATATATTCTTCAATATTAAAAGCTGAATCTTGAATTAATTGAGCGTTTACTTTAATATACTTACTTGAAGCAGTCCAAGCTTCAATAGCTTTAGTTCCAAATACAGTATCTAATTCAGCAGCAGCAGAACCTTCAGCTAACCATGCACCAGTATTACTAGTTTCATCATTAGTAGGATAATCAATTTGTTCACCTTTAGAAGTAGTAATGATTTGACATACATCTCTCATACCACCATACTGTGCCATAGATTCGATAATCTTATCACCCATCAAAGTAGCTACAGTATAACCACCTTCTGAATCAGTAGTAGTACTTTGTGCTCTTTGTTTAGCATAAAATTCTTTTTCTTCTGAAGTCATCCCGTTAAAACCTCTTAATAAATAAGATTTTAAACATTTACCAGCCATTTCTTTTGCATCTTCTACTTTAGAAACTGATTGCTTTGTTTCATCAGCAATTCTTTCTAATTTATCAACTTGACCAGAAAAAGCTTCGTTTAACCTTTTCTTTTGATTTGCACTATTTTCAGACTTTTGGTGGTCTTCCATGTGTGCATCAAATTGCTTATTTTCTTCAGCAGATAATTCTCTACCTTCAGATTTAGCAACATCAACTAAAGCTCTTGCATCTTCAGCATGTTTAGCAGCCTTTTCTAAGTCTGCTTTAATGTTATATTCCATTTTTCTTGTTTTTGTGTGGGGCTTCTTTACCCCATTAATATAAAAATTAGTACACTATGACTTCATAGCGTTATTTGAATAGTTTAATCTATTTAACTTTTAGTAAAAGTAATCTTTTTTCTTGTATGTTACAAAAGTTTTTTTCTATTACTTCTTCTTCTTTTATTTCTTTAGATTCTTTTGGATCAACTAAATCTAATAAACTTCTTTTTAAAGCATCTGGATTAGAAGGTATATTAACTACACTTACTTCTAAAAGTTCTTGTCCAAAGTAATGAAAATTACCTTCTCTACTATCACCATAACCACCTTTATCATCTGCTAAAGGAACAAACCCTACACTAACAGCTCTTAAACTACCATGTAAAACTTTTCTAAATATCTTTTCTGCTAATGGATTAATTTCTTTTGGTTCAAAACTAATATCTACTAATAATTGTTGTTCTTCAGAATTTCCTTTTTTAACCGTTTCAAAATATGCTTTTGCACTTCCTAGCTGGTCATCTGGATTAGGTGCTTCACCACTTCCATATACATTATGTTGATACCCAATAATAGGATTGTTATTAAAGTTCTTTAAATCCCAATTATCTTGATTTAAAACAGTTCCATGTCTATCTACTGAACTTGTAGAAGCTATAAATGTAACAGTTCTAGTTTCTTCTATATCTTCTCCAAAAGCTCTTATATTAGCTTCTATATTATTTATTATCTTCTTCATCTTCTGTTGTGTTAATTGTTTCTTCAGTTTCTTGTAATGGTTGGTTGTTACCATCTTCATCTACCTTTCCTAAATTCATAGGAACATATCTAGCATCACCACCATCTACAGGATTTAGTTCTTCAAAGTTTCTTATTTCGTTTACAGTCATTGCACCAATATTAAACAATGTTCTATAACTTTCAGTTCTTGTTTTAATATCACCTCTTAATAAACCGTTTAAATTCATTTTAAAGTAAGTAGTATCTTTTTCTGTTTCTCTTAACAACTTTCTACTACATTCGCTTTCTATGTTAATTACATATGGCATTAATGTATTTGTAATAAAGTTTTGGTTTTGTTGTTCTAAGTTACTAAAAGTAGCCCTAGATAAATCACCTATTTTATCTGGTGGAATATTAAACCATCTAGCAATATCTTCTACACTAAATCTTCTAGTTTCTAAAAATTGTGCATTGTTTGGTGGTATAGAAGTAGGTGTATATTTCAATCCTTCTTCTAATATTAATGGCTTGTTAGCATTACTAATACCCCCATGCATATCATTAAAAGAAGTTTTTAAATTAGCATAAGCTTTATCAGATAAAGAATTTTCACTTTGTAAAACTCCAGTCATACTTGCACCATTACCAAAAAATCTACTTCCAAATTCTTCAGCAGCAGCACCTAAACCTAAATTATTTTTAGCAAAATCAATAACACTTTTACCCATTACATTATTTCCCATACCTCTAAAATGAAGTACATTCGATTGATCCAAAACTAAAGTAGTAGATTCTAATCTAAAAGTGTACCATAATACACCATTCTTTATTTCTACCTCTACCTTTGAAGGGTGTACTGGCATAACAGCCAATGGTCTAAAAGTTCCAGGAGCAAATTCTATAATAGAATAAGAGTTTCCCCATAATAAAATGTCTGGCATTACTAACTTCCAATAAGTGCTAATAGTCATTAAAGCATTTGGTTCTCTAGTAAAGAGTTTATATACAGGATGTGATTTATCTTTAATTTTATTAGTACCATCGTCTTTCATTATGTGCATTGGTAAAGTACTAAAAGCTTCTGATATTACTTTTACTGCTGCATATACTGCTGGTATTGTTAAAGAATTTTCTTGGTTAATTGTTACACCAGATTTTGTAGAAGTACCACCTAAAGTTTCCCATGCAGAAGCAGCTAAACTTCTTACATTTTCTACACTTCTAGTACCTATTTGTAAATTAGTAAATGGTATCTTCATATAATTGTGTTCTATATTCTTAATATAGTAGTTACAAAAGTAAAGAAATAAATCAATTAATATTTTGTTTATTTAAAAAATAATCATTAATCACTTTTGTTTCTACTTCACAATCTAAATGTTTTTGACCCCATATAGTTTCTTCTACTGGTATATCTTGATATTTAATATATCCTTTCTCATGTGCTAAAACCCAAATAGGAATATTTAAACTAGCAGCATATAGACTAAAATAAATATCACTCATGTTTTTAGTTTTGAATACATCCATAGGTGGTTTTATAGTTTTAGTATGAAAACCTAATACACCACTTCCAGCTATTTGTATTGGTTCTGTAGTCTTGACTTCATCCAAACATCTAAATCTATGTGAAGGAGTTTTATAATAACTCTCTATAGGAAATGAAGTAAATATTCTACCATGATGTGTTACCACTCCATATTTATCTATAGCTTCTACCATATCTTTTACATATGTAGGTGGATAACAAAGGTCATCATCTGCAAATAAAGCATAACCTTCAAAATCTTTTAAGAATATAAACCTTCCAGCATCACCAAAAACATTATCTGAATAAAAGTAGTTTACCTTTTCATGCTCAAAAGGACAATCTAAATAATTATTAAGGCAAACATTAACTTCATCAACTTGGTTTATTAGGGATTTAATAGTATTAATTAGCTGTTCTTTTCGCTCTACTAATGAAGCAATATTTACCGAAATTTTCATACTAGATTATGTTTTAATATTTTTGCTTTTAGTGTTGGTTCAGATACTCCTAAAATCTTACTAATCCTTTTTCTACTATGATGTGTTTTCTCTAGGTAGTGTTTAATTGTGAACTTCTCCATTACTAATAAATTAAATTGACCTTTATAATCTTCTGGTTTATAGATTTTTGTATTCATAATTTGTAGTTTAGTTAGTCAAATATATAAAAAAATTTATAAATACTGTTTATGTTTGTCTATTTCTCTATCTATATTAAATTTATTTGTTTTATATTCTTCTGCATCTGGTATATATAATCCATTCTTTGCTGAATAACCTCTAATCCATTCTATAAAATCAGTTAGTTCTTTAGTGTCTAATTTCTTAGTTTCTTTTAAGTACCTAGAATTATTCTTTTCATACACCATAAAACTACATAACCTTTTTAAATCTGTTTTAGCTTCGTTTAGTGTATAACCAAATTCTATAGCATACAAAGTAATACAAACATGCAGATAACTATTTTGTTTTATAGTTCTACTTTCTTTCTTCTTTGTTAGTTCTGCTTGTACTCCATCTTCTATTAATTTATCTAAATATGCTTTAGCTTTATTAACATCATAATTATCTTTAAAATCAAATTTCATAATTCTTTATTTTTAGTTTATACAAAACTTTTAATCCTTTTAATTCGTCTATAGTATATTTCTTTGGTTCGTGTTTACCCTCTAACCATTCAACTTTTTCAATACCTATTTTTTTAATTAGATTAATTCTATAATCTATTAAATTACCATGTAGATATGTATTGCAGTATTCACATTGTAGATTATTATTTAATGGTTCGAACCTTAATTCTGGATTTCCACCAACACTTCTATAATGCCCAGCATTTTCTTTCTTAGGTGGTTTATTGCATGAAATACAATTATTTCCTTTATCTCTTAATCTAATCCATTTATTAAATATTACTTGCAATTCATTTTGGTAATCAGTTCTAGTTTTTAATTTTTCTTTCCTTTCCTTTTTTTCCTTACTCCAAGCTTTCTTACTTTCTTTCTTTTTTAATTCTAATTCAGCTTTTATACATTCATCCTTTTTTAAACAGTTCTTTTGTAAAAAAACTTTAGGATCAAATTTATCTTTACAAGTTCTACATCTACTCATTGTAATTATTTTTTAATATTTCCTGGAGCTTGTCATATTTAATCCACTTATAAGTATTAGTACTACAGTTTTTAATTCTAACATAATCAAAATTACCATGTATAGTTTTTCTTTTTAAACCACATTGTAAAAACTTAGTTCCTTTTATTGTGAAGTATAAACTATCCATTACATTTTGCTTAACCATTGTTCATATATTCTTAAAGATATTTGTGCTGTCATTACGGGCGGAACACTCATTCCTATTAAATATTGTGGTTTATTGCCTAAATGATTATAATCTAAAGGATATGATCCTATTTTTGAAAATTCACTATCTAATAATAGTTCTTTACTTTGATTTATTGAATACCTACTACTAGTATCAATAGTTGCACAAACCAGATTAGATAAAGCTTTATAAAAAAAGCCAAATGTATTACCTTTAGATGTTTTACCTCTACCGTTTTTATCTGAATTTTGCCAATAGTTATGGTCCGAAATTGGTAAATCAATTCTTTTAACACCATATTCTTGTACCTCACTAAAAGTAATTTCTTTTTCATTAAAATCTAAGTCTAATTTTGGCATAGGATTAAACATGTCAGTCCAACCAGGAATTAAATCTACTAAATCTTTTCTAATTGCTATAAAAAAAACTCTTTCCCTTCTTTGTGGCACTCCCATTTTTGAAGAATCTAATAGCCATTTGTCAACATGATAACCAGCTTTATCAAAAGCCTTTCCTATTTCACCTACATAATCTTTTGCTTTACCCATTAATAGACCTTTTACATTTTCAGCTACTATAATTTTTGGCTGTAACTCTTTAGCTAAATCTATAAAATCAAAAAACAAAGTATCTAAAACTTGTTCTGATTGACCTTCTTTAAATTTCTTTTCTTTACCCCAATCCTTTTCTCTATTTCCAGCCATTGAAAAACTTGAACAAGGTGGTGAACCATCTAGAATATCTAAATTATATAATTCTTTAGGTAAATCTTTTCTAAGCTTAAATGTTTGTATTGGTTCTAAGTAGCTGTATCTTGGCTTATGATTTGTTCTATATGCTTCAATCATTTTGGGGTCTATTTCATTACATCCTAAAACATCAAAACCAGCTAATTTATATCCCATTGTAGAACCACCACCACAAGCAAAACAACTAAAAACAGTTCCTTTATCTTTTGTAAACTTTGAATCTTTCAAAGTCCATTCATAATTAAATTTATATCCCATAATCTATTTTTTTAATTCTTGATTTTCTTTTAGTACTCTACAAATTACCAAGGCAAATCATTTAATTCATTATCAAATTTTTCATTTGGCTGTATTGTTTCTACTTTCTCTGGTAGTTCTTTATTCTCTTTAGTTAGCCAATTACTATAATCTAAATTCTTAACATTAATAACACTTTCAAAATCTATTATACTTGGTTGGTATTCCAAATCTTCATACCTACCATTTACAGTATTATACCCAAAAAATACACTTTTCTGTTGTTCTCCTAAATGTTTAAATTTAACTTTTAATGTTTTAACTTGAACTATCTTTTGTTCATAAATACGATTAACACCTAAAATATTATAAGACATATCAAAATGTTCACCACCGCCTTTTATATGATAAGCATTAGGCATTTTAAAAGTACTTTCACTACCTTCAGCACCTTCTGTTTTATTTGGATGTGCTACTAGAAATAAATGTGAATTAGTTTCTTTTACAAAAGCATCTAATTGTGTATGGTATTCATTTGTAAAATCTGTTATGTTAGAAATATTTGATTTTAATTTAACTTTATTAAATGGATCAATAACAAAAATTCTACAACCTTTTCTTCTTGAAAGCTCTTTAAACTTTCCTAATACTTCTTCTAAATAATATCTTTTTTCAAAATGAACATGAAAATAATTATCATTAATATGTTTTTTTACATTCTCTAGTTTATCAGTTCCAATATCATTTGGTGTTGGTTTCCTTCCAAATAATTTTTGTGCTAATTTATCATAGTGAAATATAAAAGGTTCGTTTTCTATTGATACAAAACCTACTTTGTTTTTTGTAGTTAAGTTGTATAAACATACCATTGTATCCAACCATTCACTTTTACCGCTTTGTGGTACTCCAGTAATTAAAGTGTATTGTCCTAATTCAGCAGAATAAATATCATCAAATAATTTTATTCCTGTTAACATTCCTTTAGGAAGTCCATTAATCCAAAAACTATCTAATTCTTTTGAATAGTCATTTAATTGTTTTACATTCTCTAATGGTGTTAATTCAGCTTTATCTATTACAACCTTTAGTTCTTCTTTACCGTACTTAATTAGATATTCATTTGCATCTTTACAATCTTTAAAGTTTACAATGTAGCACCTTTCACTTCCTAACCTTCTAATAAATTCAGTTCTACCTTTTAAACCAGCTTCATCATTATCTAAAGCTAAATATATTTTATCTTTATTATCAAAGTAATCTAAATAGTTATCTAAATAATCTAAATTTATATTTCCTTGTAGATTAAATCCATTTGGTACACTTATTACATCATAAATACCAGATTCAATAAAACTTAAAACATCTATTTCACCTTCTACAATTATACATTCTTTTGAAGTTCTAATAGAATCTAAATTATAAAATATCTTTTCAGCACCTTTAAACAACTTAAAGTTCTTTCTACCATCTCTATACTTCGTATTTATTAGTTCATCATTTAGAAAGTAGTTAAACTGTATTGTATTTTCTTCTTTACTTGTTTGTGGCATCCATTCCTTACCCTCTGTAATTTTAGCAAGTCTTAAAGTAAATTGGCTTATACTTCTATCTTCAAACCATTTAACAACACCATCTGATAATTCAGTATTATTCCATTTAGGTCTAATGTAAATTTTATTTTCTACTTTCTTTTTGTAGGTATGTAGTTGCATAGATTCACCGCAATGAAAACAGTTAGCAAATCCTTTTTCCCAATCTAACTTAACACATTTATCTGCTTTCTTTTTTCTATCTGCTGAACATTTAGGACATATAGAA